GTATATAGTTTTGACCTTTTAAAAGGCGGATACTGAGCGAATGAAAGAAATAGAAATCAACGGTGTAATCGGCGGCGGTTTTTTTGCGTCGGGAGTTACAAGCCGGTACGTAAAAGAACAGTTAGATGCAGTGCAGCCGGGTGAAGAAATTAAAATCGTAATTGATTCGCCCGGTGGTGATTTTTTTGAAATGGTTCCGATTTTTAACGTAATACGAAATTTTGCCCGGAAAAATCCGCAACAAATCGAGACGTACATACAAGGTAAGGCCTGTTCGGCCGCATCCATGATTGCGTTGGCGGCTAAAGCGGGTAATCCTAACAATATTATTAAAGTCGAAGATAATTCGATTTTTATGATACACAATTGCTGGAGTATCTGCGACGGAGATCATCGAGTTTTTGAAAAAGAAACAGTGCAGTTGCGGCGTGTAGACGAATTACAAAGAGACATATATGCACGGCAAACGAGAGCGCCGCGGGAAGAACTGACGAAGATGATGGACGAGGATACGTTTCTGTATGGTGCGGAAATCAAGGCCGCGGGGTTTGCCGATGAGGTGATAGAAACGGAAAATATTGGCGAAGATACCGTAGATACGGCAGTTTTCAGCAGTCAGAAAGCGGCTCGGATTATCAGTGCGAAAACAGCACTGAATGAAATTAGAAACATACGAGTATCGGCTTTGCATCACGATGCAAAAAGCATTGCGGCGGCAATGGCTGAGGTCGGTACGTATGCTGCGAGTGTCTCGCAGACAGAATCGCAGGAATACGGAACGGGAACTACTAACGTAAGTAATAGACAGGAGGACGAAGTGACAGAAGAAGAATTGAAACAGAAAAATCCGGAGGTATATGCGCAAATTTTAAAAGCCGGAATACAAACGGAACGGGAACGCGTTATGGCGCATGTAAAAATGGCGACAGATTCCGGTGATGTTTGTGCAGCGGTTGAATTTATCCAATCGGGTGCGCACTGCAGCGATAACACAGTTATAGCAAAATATCACGAAATTTTTACGAAAACGGCGCTTGCAAAAGCACGTGCAAGTGATACGGTACCGGATACGCAGACACTGCCGGAAAACGAATCGTCAGACACGATCACGGCCGCTGCGTTTGAAAAGGAAACAGGATTAAGGGTGTAAATATGGACAAAAATTACGAAAACGAACTGCATCAGTCGCGCGAATTGTTGTTGGGAAATAACTTTTTCAGCACGGGCATTTTAACGGTGCCGGCAAATAAGAAAATTATGGAAGGGACAATACTTCAGACGGCGTCCGGAAAGTTTACGGTTTCCACGGCTGCAGCCGGAGAAGTCGGATTATGCGTTGCCGTCGACAACGTGGTAAACGCGAGCGACACGGCGATAGACGTGGCGGTTCGCGTGTGTATAGCGGGGCCCGTGAACAGCGAACTTTTGCTGCTTGGATCGGCAAAAGCAACGGCTGCGCAGGCTGATCTTTTGCGGACATATTCGATCGTACCGGTTAAAGTCAACCAGTGCGGTTCGGTTGATAATTACTGATAAGGAGCTTGACATGGTTGATTTTTTGAAGACGATTTTAAAAGTCTTTACCGACGACGTTGCAATGAACAAACGCGGTTTTTTTACGACGTTTTTTAAAACGACGCCTGAAGATTATTGCCGCACGGACGAAATCGAAATAGACATAGAACGTAGCGGCGCGAAAGTGTCGCCGGTGATAACAAATAAGAAAACCGGTGCAGTCGTCATTTCGGCAGAAGATTTTGCAACAAAAAAATATAAACCGCCGATTATGGCTTTGGCTTATCCGGTGGATTTATACGAGCTGATGGAGCGGCAGCCCGGCGAAAAAGAATACGATAAAGTCGGGGCATGGTTCGGTCGGCTGTTCGCAAAACTGAAAAAATCGTTCTTAAAAATCCATAAGATGTTTAAAGAAAACATCGAACTGCAGGCGGCGCAGATTTTGCAATCAGGCGAACTTGAGCTGCAGGATGAAAACGGAGAGGACGGGTATACGCTTAAATTTCCGGTGAAAACGACGCATTTTCCGACGGTTGCAACGGCATGGAACGCCGACGGGGCAATGCCGCTGCAGGATCTTGAATCACTGTGCAATATAATAAACGACGACGGAAAATCCGATCCAGCGATTGCCGTTTTCGGTCAAAACGCATGGAATGCGGCAATCAAAAACGCGGATTTTAAAGATGCGGTCAAACGCGACGGCCTGAATCTCGGTGCTCTTAATCCGGCAATGAAAAACCGCGGCGGCCGATACATGGGCTTTGTTGATATCGGATCGTATCGGCTTGAGTTGTGGGTGTATAACGACAGTTATGAGACATTGACTGCCAATACGAAAATCAGGTTTATGGACAAGGATAAGGTTATCGTTTCGGCGGCACTTGAAGATTTGGATTTCCGGCTTGTATTCGGCGGCGTGCCGACTCTCGGGATGAAAGAGCCGTTTACGGCCGTGATTCCGAGCGAAGTTGTGTATGAAAATTTCATGTTGGTTCACAACCGGGTTTTTGAGGACGAAAAAGGCGATACGTACCAGGCGGAAAGTAAAAGTCGGCCGTTGTGTATACCGGTATCGATCGATCGGTTCGGTTGTTTGACGACAACTGTGTAAAAGGAGTACTTGATGGCGAAAAAATATATTGTGGCTGACGGCAACTGTTTTACCTCGAACGGTATTATTTACGGTCCGGGAGACGAGCTGCCTGATTCGCTTTTTACCGACAAACAGGTTCGGGCGGCAATGATTGCAAAAAAAAGGATCGTCGAACAAACGAAAACTACCGACGCGAAGATTATCCCCGGATCAGGGGCAAAACCGACGGGATCTGATGATACGGGTAGCGATGACAAAGCCGGCGATACCAAAACGGAAAAATCCGACGAAGGTGAAGATAAAAAATGAATTTACGCGCGCTTGCCGAACGGGATTTGGCTAAAACACTTGAAGACAGCGAAAATGGCGGCGCGTGCGAAATGCTTTTTGTAGACCCGGCTGAAGAAAACGAATACACGGTGCGCGGCCGTGTCGGCGACATCGGCTTTATGTTTGACACAGACGGGAACCCGATTGCGGGCCGTTGCGTATGTGCGACGTGGCGATTAAAGAGCATGATGACTGCCGAAAAATATGTAGAACCGGGCCGCGGATGGGCGCTGCAATATACGGATTTGTCCGCCAGAGTTTGGCGGCTGTATGTGACTCGGTTCGAGCCGGACAGAACGCTCGGTATAGGCCGGGTTTTTTTAAGTTTGGATTTGCGATGAGTGCGCAAATTACGGACCGGCTTGATAATCCCGACAACGTAGAAATTATCAGGGATCAGATAGGTGGTATAATCGCCATTGAAATGGATAATCAGTACCAGCTTGCGCTGCAGGAGAACGATCCTGTTGCGGATGATTATTTGGCAACAGTTTTAATCGAAAACGACGAACCGTTTAACGCCGGCGGTGATAATAATTTGTTCCCGTTGATTAATGTGGACATTGAGCGAACGCAGCACGCATCGCGTGATGCGTCGACGTCCGTTAATTATAACAAGATGCAGGCAACTTTTAACGTAGACTGCTATCAAACCGGTAATTACGAAGGGAAATTTGCCGGACGTACGGCGGCAATAAAAGCATGGAAGCTTGCGCGTTGCGTGAGAGCAATTTTGGATTCTGATGTTTATACATATTTGAACTTGCGCGGTGTGGTATGTGCCGTAAACGTGTCAGGGATGCAGAGCGGCGTGCCGTCTATGAGTGATTCGGCTGTTAAGGTTGTGGTTGTCCGTTTGACGGTAGACGTGACGTATGATCAGGATGCACCGCAAACAAGCGGTCCTGGGATGGAAATAATGTCCGTCGTTATAAGCGATGATAACGGGCAAATAATTGCGGATATAAGTTAGTACTTACGTAAGTAGTCAAACAGGAGGATATATGAGCGTATCTGCGAGCGCAGTCAGCCGCGTTACGGGCGTCGGCGTGCAATACAAAAATTTTAACGCAGGAAAAGCGTCGATGCTGCCGCAGCGTTTGGCGGTTATCGGTGTCGGAAATCACGGTACCGTTTACGGTACGGATAAATACGAAGCGGAAGGTTCTGCCGGAGACATCGGGGATCGTTATGGATACGGCTCGCCGTTGCACATTGCTGCCCGGCAGCTTTTTCCGATTGCCGGCAAGGGGGCAAGTTTTCCTGTAACATTTTATCCGCTTGCAGAAGCTGAGGGCGCAATACAGGCGGCCGGATCCGTAGGGTGTACCGGGACGGCTACGGCAGTCGGAACGGGAAAGATTATAATCGGCGGAATCAGCGCGGATTATAACGTTGCTGCGGGTGACACGGCGGCGGGCGTTTTGGCGGCAATGAAAGACGCGATAAATTCCGTGCTCGATATGCCGGCCAGCGCCGGGGAAATAACCGACGGGAAACTTACGGTAACGGCAAAGGCAGCCGGCACGCCGGGTAACGCAATAACGCTTGTTGTGGATGCAGATATCGCGGGGCTCGTTTTTGACATCGAAATCATGAAGAACGGTGCCGGCGATCCGGATGTAGACGGTGCGCTTGTTAAAATCGGCGAAATATGGGAAACAGCGGTGCTGAACTGTTTCGATTTTTCCGACGTGGAAAAACTTGAGAAATATGCAATTTGGGGGAAAGGTCGCTGGAATGATTTGTGCAAGAAGCCGGTACTCGTTTTCAGCGGCTGTACGGCCGCATACGCTGTACGTACGGCGATAACCGACGGGCGGCCGACGGATTATATTAACGCATTAATCGTATCCGTCGGATCGCCGGAATTACCGTGGGCGATCGCTGCAAAAGCGATGGTTAACGATATTTTGACCGTTGCGGACTCGAATCCGGCACAGGGATATAAAGGTCTGCTGGAAGGACTGATTGCCGGCAGTGATGCAGCGCAGGAAGGATACACCGTCCGCAATAATGCGATAAACAAAGGATCGAGTACAAATATTAAAAACGGCAGCGTTGCGGAGCTTAACGACGTTGTTACGATGTATCACCCGGCGGACGAAGGAAAGTATCCGTCTCGCCGGTATGTGGTGGACATAATCAAATTGATGAACGTTGTGTATAATTGCCGGTTAATCATGGAAGCGGATGAGCTTAAAGGTGCGCCGCTGGTATCCGATGACACGGTAACGTCCAACCCGACGGCAGTACAGCCGAAAACGATCAAAACAAGGTTTTTAAATTTGGCGGCGTCTCTTGCGGATAAAGCAATCATACAGGATACGGAATTCACAAAAGACGGATTGGACATAGCCATTGACGGCGAAAATCCGAAACGGCTGAACGTGCGATTTCCGGTTAAATTAAGCGGAAACGTAGAAGTTACGTCTACAGACGTATATTTCGGTTTTTATCTGGGAGGTAACTGATGGCATCTGGCGCGTGGGAAAGCATCGTTATTGACGGCAGGCGCTTTACGTGTAAGGCGGATGACGATGTAACGTATAATATCAGCGGTTTTCAAAATGAAATTCTTCCTCAGGGAGACGGTTCAAATCAAATCAAAAAAACACGGCACGCCGGAAAAATATCCGGAATAAACGTGACTATTGACGACGGGCGGGACGACTTTGAATTTTTACAACAGGTACAAGATAAACTTGAATTCGTTTCCGTTTCCGGAACGAAAGTTGACGGAACGGTACTGAGCGGTAACATGCAACTTACCGAAATACTGGAAGCGTCCAGCGCGGAAAATACGATAGAGTTGACGCTTGAAGGCAGTCTTGAAAAATTATAAAAAATCCGTCTGTCAGGCGGTTTGTGTTTTCGGGAGTGCGAAAGCACTCCCTTTTTTTAAGGAGAATTTATGAATACGGACGAGTCAAAAATTACGAAAGACCTTGCCGAGGAAGAGTTTATCGGTTGGTGCGAAAGCAATGACATCGAATGTGATGAAATGGAAATGGCCGAAGATGAAAAGGAAGTTTTTATCAGCGCGCGGCGGCGATTTGTCAAGGCGATCAGGGCGGGTCGTTTGGTTATAGACGGACAATCGTGCGAGTATATGATTTCTGATATTGCCGCGACTGGAGTTGCCGGGGGCAAAATCCGGATAGAGCCGCCGAACGGTAACATTTGGCTTGCGTTGGACGGCAGAAAAGACGTAGACCGGATGCACAAGATGCAGCAGGCGATGTCTGCACTGACCGGTAAAGACGTCGGATTTTTTGCAAAGCTGCCGGCGAAAGATTGGTCGTTTATGATGTCGGCGGTGTCTCTTTTTTTGTCCTGATATCGGCGGAAATTGCCGTTGACGGTAAAAAAAAGAAGTTGCGCGGATGTTATGCGGTGAAGATAATGACGTTGCAGATTTACAGCGATTACAACATACCGATACCGCCGCGTGAGCTTGATTTTATGACGATGCGGTATTTTTATGATCCTTTGGTGCCGGGGTTGGTCAAATTACAAAAACGAGCAGATAAGGAGTGATTTTTGTCTGACAAATATATTATAGATGCCGTTTTTCGTATTATAGACGGTGCGACGGCGCCGCTGAAAAAAGTTGCGAATGTCGGCGACGTCGTTGGTGCCCGGATACATAAAAGTATTGCCGCGGCTGATCGGCGGCTTGCAGCGGTGGGCAACACGATTAAAACGGTAGGCAAAGTTGCCGCGGGGATCGGTATCGGTGCCGTTGTTGCCGGCATAGGGATTGCAACCAAACAATACATAGAATTTGAAAATTCGTTATATGGGGCTGCAGCTGCTTTTTCCGATCTTGACGCAACGGCACCGGATTTTACGGCGCAGGTTAAGTCTATCGGTAAGGCTGCCCGGGAGGTTGCGGCAAAAACGGAGTTTAATGCGACGCAGACAGCGAATGCTCTTGCCGTTTTGGCGCGCGCTGGTGCGGATAGTGCGTCGTCTGTTGCGTTATTGCCAGGCGTTGCGGATCTTGCGACGGCTGCGGTTGTAAGTATGGACGACGCTGTCGGGATGGCGGTAGGCAGTTTAAATGTTTTCGGACTGATGAGTAAGGATCCGCTTGAACTTGCAGATAATATGGCTCGGGTGTCCGATATCATGGCATCAACTGCCGATGCCGCTAACATGTCTTTGATTGATGTTGCGGAAGCGGCTAAATACGGCGGCGCGAACTTTGCGGCGGCAAATCAAAGCATTGAAAACTTTGCCGCATCGACTATCGTTTTGGCTGAAAAAAGCATAACCGGCGCCGAGGCCGGCCGCGCAATGAAGAACATCATGACCAAAATTGCCGCGCCGGCAACGCAGGGAGCAAAGGCGCTAGACAATCTTGGTATAATAACGAGCGACTCCGAAGGGAATTTACTTAATTTTGTCGACATAATCGGACAACTCGAAACAAGTCTTGCCGGAATGGGAACAGCGCAGCGGGCGGATTATTTAAAAGATATTTTCGGACTGGAAAATATTGTTGCCGCGAATGCTCTTATTGATACCGGTGCTGCCAAACTCATAGAATATACCGATGCTATTGCTAATTCTCAAGGGGCGGCGGCGGAAAAAGCGGCGGTAATGCGTTTGTCGCTTAAAAATCAAATAGAAGTGTTAAAATCTGGATTAACGGAACTCGGATTTAAATTTGTTGAAGCGTTTGAAAAAAAAGGGTCTGCCGGATTGCAGACACTGATTGGCGAGGTAGAAACGTTTGATCCCCAGCCGCTGATTAATGCGGTAATACTAGTTGCAGATAAATTTATTGTTATCGCAAAAAAAGTATGGGATTTCCGCGGGGCGATTATTGCCGTTACGGCGACGATAATCGGTTTTAAAGTGGCGATGATGGCTATTGTGGCGGGAATGAAGGCGTATCAAGTAATACAGAGCATCGTTTTGGGAGCTCAAATCGCGCATAAATTTGCAATAGGGGCGACTACGTCGGGGATGATCGCACTCAATTACGCTACAAAGGCGACGGCGACGGCGACAGCGATATTCTCCGGTGCGTTAAAGCTTGTGAATTTTTTATTCAGCACGACGCCGATCGGATGGATCATTCTCGCGCTGGGTGTGTTAATTCCGCTGATTATTACATGCGTTAAAAACTGGGATAAGATAAGTGAAGCGCTTGCGAAAGCGTGGACCTGGACCAAAAACATGGCGGCGATTATCTGGGACGGATTGGTTGCGGGGTTTACGGCGGCGGTGGAGTGGATTGATGCGGCATACGAGAAGATTTTAGTGTTTTTTGGACCTATAGGCGCGCTTGTGGCTGTCGTAAAGTCGCTTGTCGAAAATTTCGGGATGATAAAAACGGCTTTTGCCGAAGGCGGAATTGTTGCGGGTATAAAAGCGATCGGTGCGGCTATTTTTTCGGGGATTTTGGCGCCGTTACAGGGACTGTTCGAGTTGTTGTCTCATATACCTGGCATCGGTAAATTGGCCGGAGCAAAAGCGGCGGAAATTGCGGCACTGCGAGAAAGTTTGACCGGCGGATCGCCGGAAACGCCTGCGCCGGCCGCCGCCGCTGCACCCGTAACGCAGGGAGAGCGTGCGGCGTACAGCCGGGAAGAGTCGTTCAACAAGTCTGAAATGTATATCGGCGTTGACGAGCGATTACGGTACAACGTGTCCGGCAAGGCGCCGGGGATTACCGTAAAGACTACGCGCAGCGCGGAATACAGTTATTGATAAAATGATTAGAAACGACAATTAGAAAAAAGCCCGTCAGACGCACGAGGATGCGTTTTGGCGGGCTTTTTTCTAATTGTCGTGTCAGATTGTGTCCGGTGCGTTTTCCGTGCGTTTAAGCACGATATCAAGGATATATGCACTGACCGTTTTTCCGGCCTCGGCGGCCTGTTGTCTGATTGCGGCGGCTTCTGCCGGTTGACAGGAAATTTGCAGCGGAAGGCGCCGAATGCCGGACGTATTGCGCGGCCGGTGTACCGTGGACTTGCTGCCAACAGGCCGGCCGCGTTTTCTTTTAACGTCGTCGCTCATAAAACTAACGCCATTAAAAGCGTAAATAAACCGCCCGAAAACAGGCAGACTGCAATAATTATTTTTGTCATTTTTTGCATTTGACAGCTCCTTAAAAAAGTGGTACCCTTATAAGAGTACCGGTATTTAGAGACCGGCGGCTCACTGCTTTTATTTAAGCAGGCTGATAATCAATCCGGCAACGCTCGCCGCCGTGCCAACAACCGCGAGCGTTTTCCAGAACCAATCGTCCGATTTTTTATCGGGCGATTTTTTTTGTTTCGCCATACGCAACCTCCTTATGTTTTAAGTATATAACATTATTTATTATATGTCAACACATATAATAAATAAAAAATATTTTTTTTGAAAACCATTTAAAACAAGCTAAAAGGAAAAAAAATATGTTATACTCCTAAGACATCAGGAGGATTGTATGGATTTTATATTGGTTTTGATACCGTTTATTATTTTGGGGTCATTAATTTTTATCGGTGAAAAAAATAAAAAGAAAATTAAAGAGCATGAAGGTAATTTATCCGATGTGAGTACGGTGCCGATAACGCCAATTTTTATCCGAAATCCACCGGCAAAAAATCTATATAAAGTGCAAGTGAGTAAAACGGAAAATACGGCGACACTGATAGACGTCGACGGAAACGGAATAAAAACGGTTCCGCTTGGGTCGCCGGCGGCCGAAATATCTAAAAAAGAAGAAATAATCAGTGCGGCACAAGCAGCGTTTGATGCTATTGGTAAGGAATCTCCGAAGGAAGAATTATACGTGATGGTCTATAAGGATTCTTCCGGAACGATTACCAAGCGCGAATTTAATTTGCGCAGTTTTTTAAAAAATGATTACGGTTTTTATATTATGGCGTATTGTCATATGCGGCAATCAGTGCGGCAATTTACCGTAAAAAATATCATCGAATTATATCGTAATGGTACCAAAATACCAAATCCTGTCCGATATTTTGAATTACTATATGAAAATTCAGACGTATATAAAACCTTACAAGTAATTAATGAACACTTTAATGAAATTATGGCAATGATTTTTATGGCGCGGGCTGACTCTATTATGCGTAAAAATGAACGAGAAGTCATGTTGAGATATATTGACAGTTTTCAGGAGGGAGTTAATGTGAGCGAAGCCGATGAGATTTTAAAAAAAACAGATTGTACATTGGCTGAGTTTAATAAAATTTTGAAAACGGCGAAAGAATGGGATCAGAAATCAAAAGAGCGATTTTTGGATTGTGCTTCACAAATTTACTTGCTGAAAAAGGATCCGGATCCAATGGAAAAGGCGGCGCTTGAAAAGATAAAAAAAGCAGTCAAATAACTTTTAACCACTCGTAACCACATAAAACGAAAAAAATACTTGACAAAACCGCAGGAACCCCGCATACTAAAATCACCTATAAAACCAAAAGCGGACAATCCGCGGCCGTATCCTGCGGTTTTTTTACGCCCGCGCGCCTTGCGTGCGGCGCAAAAAACGTGCTATGTATATATGACCGGACTATTCGGGTGCTCGCGAGACCCCGAGCTCCACTTTTGGGGAGTAGGTAATAGTCCGGTCTTTTTGTGTCCGGACAAAAAACCAAAAGGAGGCTCATCATGAGTACCTATCATGAAGCCAACGGCGGAACAGGCGCGTACGGATATCCGGACGCGGTAACCGCTTACAC